ATTTGACCATTCGCTCGACGCGTTACGCTACTATGCAAATCGTAAGAAAATATCAGTAGGACAATCGGCAGCTAAAATAGCGAATTACACGAGGTGATAAATGACAGATAATAGTAAACTATTGAGCAGCGTATTATATAAGACAGATCCGGAACTATACGCCAGGGTTGACGGACAGAATTCCTGGCGATCGGGAATTGCCACGCGTGGCGATAGAGTGGCGCGCTATCGACGGTATGAGCGCGGCGAGCATGACAGCGCATTGACAGAGCAGATGCGGAAGATGCTACGATTATCATCTGACAATCCATTGACGGATTTCAACATCAATTATTGTAGGATAGTAATTGACAAGATGGTATCAAGATTGCGCGTTGCGGAGATTACGTCAAGTGATGAGACGACTGACAATTATATTGGTGAGATGCTAGAGCGCAATAAATTCAATACAAGGCAAGGCGAATATTATCGGGCTGCGGTGCGTGATGGAGACAGCTACGTAATGGTCGATCCGATGACGCTTCGTTGGGTATCAGAGCCTGCTTATGACGGGTTCAGCGGAATTGTGTCAATCTATTCGCCAATGCAAGACCAGCCACTGTGGGCTTGCAAAATGTGGAGTGAATCGGAAGCGAATGACCTAGCACAAGACGATCCGGCGTCTACAATCATGATGAAGCTGGTTGTATATCAACCGGATAGAATAACGTATTGGCGAGGTTCTGTAAACGGTGGAGACGTTGATCCGGACGCAGCGCAGATTGCTTGGCGGTTAGGTAGGATTCCGATTGTGCATATCGCTAACCTTACAGATAACTATACACGTTACGGAGAGAGTGAGATCCGTGTTGTGTTGCCACTGCAGGACGTGATAAATCGGACGTTGCATAGCATGGTAATGTCATCTGAGTTTAGCGCGTTCAAGATCGCTTGGGCAATTGGGATGGAATTAGATAAGGAGGGAATAACGCCAGGTGCAGTAATTAATATGGTACTGCAAGACGAGTCTGGTAATACAATATCAGACCTAACGTCAGAGCAGATTGAGTTCTTGAAGGCGGTGAAGGTTGGCGAGTTGAGTGCAACGGATATTAGCCAATATACCAATCAGCTTGCTGAGATAACCAAGCATATTAGCCAAACATCGCAAACGCCAATATACGGAATAACGACGACTGGCAATTTGAGCGGTGAAGCCTTGAAGCAGCTGGAGATTGGATTGATTGGTAAGGTGAGTCGGTTTCAAAATGAGAACATTGGCGCGATACAAGATCTTATCAAAATGACTGCGCAAATGCAGAATACGTATAATTATAACAATCTTGGCGTTGCTCCAATAGTAGATAACGTTGACGTAAATTGGAGGACGGCTGAGATAATTAATACACAGGAAGTGATTAGTTCAATTCTTGATATTAGAGAACGTGCACCTGGATTATTCAATGATGATTTTATCAGACAGCAGATTGGTGCGGTGTTAGGATTATCGCAAGCGCAGATTGATGAAGAAGGAGACAAGGCGCAAAATGCGCAATCTATGTACATGGATGCCTTGACAGGAGCGGCTGGTAACGTTCCGGCGGTTGTGTAATGGCAAACAAAATCATTTGGACAAACGAGAGACGTAAATTAGGGGATTTGATACCATGGGAGATCAATCCAAGGCAGATCAAGTCGGAGCAGGCAAAGCGATTGGTGGAGAGCCTTGATGAATTTGCACAGATTGAGACCATAGCGGTTGGACCGAATAACGAAGTATATAATGGTCACCAGCGGCTAAGGGTATGGATTACCGAGCATGGCGCAGATTATGAAGTGGATGTCAGGGTATCTTCGAGATCACTGACGGAAGATGAACGCAAGAAATTAACTGTATACCTTCATAAAGGCGCTACGGGTGAATTTGATTTCGATTTGCTTGCCAATAATTTTGAGATTGATGACTTGCTGGATTGGGGATTTGAGACCAAAGACCTTGACCTTGATTTATGGATGGATGAACCACCTGAGGATGCTGAGCCACAGATTGACAAGGCTGAAGAACTGCGGGAGAAGTGGGGCGTGGAGTCAGGGCAGTTGTGGCAATTGGGAGAGCATCGCTTGATTTGTGGAGATTGCACGGATAAGGCAGTTGTTGATAGGTTGATGGGAGGGGAAAAGGCGGACATGGTGTTTACTGACCCGCCGTATAACGTTGCAAGTGAAAGCAGAAATTATGCCGCTAATAAATCGAAGGCAATGAATGATTTATCTAATGCAGAATGGGATAAGAATTACGATATTGCTGGACTATTTCTGGCATTAGAAAAACTAATGGCGGTTGACTGTGCTGTTTATATTTGTACAAGCCACTGGCTTGTACAACAGATTTGGGAATGGATGTGGGGTTGGTCAGACTATTGTAATTACTGTGTGTGGTGCAAGCTAAATCCGATGCCTTCACTTTCAAAGCGTCATTGGACTTGGGCTACCGAGCTTATCCCTTACGCTGTTAGGGGCAAACATATATCGAATTTTCCCGATGGCAACCATGCTTTGAATTGGTGGAGTATAGCGAAACAAAAGGATACAAACCACCCAACCGAAAAGGTAATTGATATACCAGAAAAGGCGATCTCGTTTTCGAGTAACGCGGGGCATGTTGTATTTGACGGATTCCTCGGTTCTGGCACAACTCTTATCGCTTGTGAACGCCTGAACCGCAAATGTAGAGCGATAGAGATCAGTCCAGCGTATTGTGCGGTAGCGATCCAACGCTGGGTGGATGTTACAGGCGGCGAGCCGGAGTTATTGAATGATGCAGAGGTTGTGTAATGCAAACTATTACTGAATACGCAAATGAAGCGTTAGACAAGGCGTTCAACCAAACGGCTGGCGATATGCTTGACCAGATAAAGACCTTGTCTACTAATCCTGGTGGGCAAGCGCAGCGGCAATTGGCTAAGCTAGACGATGAAGCAGAACGGCTGAAGGACAAAGAAGAGCGTATGACGGTGGACAATGCAACGCTTGACCAGACCATTAGGGAATACGAGAACCTGATGGGGACAACGTCATCAATGATCGCTGCAAATGATAACTATATTCAACAAAGCGGAATTAGTCTAGGAATTATTAGCATTACTGCTAAGGTATTCCTGACGTTATCCCAGCGCATCATGGCGAGTGGTGGTAATCCAATAACGCCTGCTGCAATGGGGACGTATAATCAAATATTGGCTGAGCGTGGCGTTGCATGGAATACGGTCAACACAATAGACCAGGTAAAAAATTATGTGGACAGTCCAGCATGGATTGCAAAGCTAGACAGGTACGGTAAAGGATATGCTGACCTTGTCAGGGATACGATCCTGCATGATATCGAGAAGGGCGCTAATCCGGTGGCGGTTGCAAGGCACATGCGACAAATCATTGAGAATATGCCGGTACACGCAAGTGAAACGCTAATGCGCACGTTACAATTAACAGCCTACAGAGACACGAGCCTTGCGATGGAGCAAATAAACGGTAAATATATTACGGGCAAGATCCGGATTGCCAGCTTGGACAATAAAACGTGTTTGGCGTGCCTTGCTTTACATGGAACGCCACTCGCGCCAGGCGAGAGAGTTGACGATCATTACAGAGGACGCGCTGAATTGCCAGGTAATATCATTGCTTCAACTGCACCGACCGCCTTCAAAACCCTTAGCTACAACGGAGATATTATCATCATTCGCAGTGCATCTGGCAAGGAACTCGCCGTCACCCCGTATCACCCTGTATTGACAAGGCGTGGATGGATTGCTGCTAAGTTCGTAAAGGTAGGTGACGATGTAATCAGCAGCGGCTTCGGTAAGGGCACTTCGTTTATTATGAACCCAGATAAAAAGCATGTTCCAACCGCTGTTGAGAATATACCTAGTACGTTCAATATGTATAGGCTTGGACGCGTGCCAGAAGCCGCCGAAGACTTCTATCGCAAGACTATTGACGGCGAGATCGACGTTATATTTATAGATCGCCTTTTGTGGAATGGTTTTGATGCCTCTAGCAAGCAGGAGATCCGCAAGCGTCTTCTCGGTCAAGGATTGTTTACCGGTATTTTCTCTAGTCTTCGCAGATTTACAGAGAAGATCAATGCTAACAGGTTTACCAGTAATGGCATCGATAGCAGGTTGAATAACGGCTCTACGCTCGGCTTTGCTCATTCCAATATACCGTTCCTTGGCGGCTTCGGACAAGGTATGGCGCTTGATACCATTCTCTCGCAATATTCTTTTGATAACTTGCCGAGAAACATCGAACTTGCCAGCAAGGAAATTCTCGGACTTGCCAGATTGATACAAAGTTATAATATCGCTCAACCCAGCGGGGGTGGGGATAAATTTATTCCAAGCGTTAGCGGACAATTTAGTGGCTTGAATTTTGAAACTTTCGGATTTACTCCGGTACAACCTCTTAACCTTGAGGTAATTAGAGAGAGTCTGCGGAGAAGTGTGAACCTTGCGGGCGGCTTCAATGATATTGTCTCCGGCAAGATAATGCTTGACCCCGTTATCGAGGTTGGTAATAGAAGCTTTAGCGGTCATGTTTATAGTCTCCAGTCTAAGGAAGGATGGTATTACAGTAATGGTATTATATCACACAACTGCACGGAATTTTACCAGGTACCTGGTGCCAATCAATATCCTAGTATGATGCAGGCTGACAGTACGCCAGGGAATAGGCAATTCGTAAAATGGCAAAGTGGTGAGGAATGGTTTGCATCGCTGCCAGAGAGCAGACAAAAAGCGCAAATGAGTTTTATGAAGTCGCCTGGCAAGTGGAAGGCATACAAGGATGGAACGCCACTTGCTGGATTCGTTGGAGAACACGAAGATGATGTATTCGGAAGGCAGATTATCGAGAAGGCATTGAAGAATGCTGCTATTGATTAATAGAAAAAAGTATGATATGATTAATCAGATTAATAATAATATTCCAAGCCGCGTTGGGCGTAAAAAACGAATGGGATATAAATAATCCAAGCCGCGTTGGGCGTAAAAAACGAATGGAGAATAATTATGACAACCAAAGATAGTGAACAGAACGTTAATAATGAAGAAGATCAAACTCAAGACGCCTCGTCAGCGACAAAAGACGTAAACGAGTTTGACATTCCGAAAAGACGATTAGATGAAGCCTTAGAGGCAAATAGAAAGTTGAAAGACGAAATAGATGCCTTGAAAAAAGAGCAACAATCGCAACTGGAAGCGCAGCTAAAGGAGCAAGGACGCTACAAAGAATTAGCAGAACAGCGCGCTACTGAGTTGGCAGAGTTGAGACCTAAAGCCGAGACGGTAGATACCTACGAGGCGACATTGGTTTCGGTATTAGCAGCGCAGATCGCTGAGATACCGGAGGCGATGAGAGACCTGATACCGGATGAGCTTACAACGCAGCAAAAACTAAACTGGTTGTCTAAGAATAGAAGCCTGTTAGTCAAACCATCACCGCAGGACATCGGCGCAGGCAAAGTTGGTGGAGGCGCTCCACAGGGAGTAGACCTTACACCTGATGAAGTCGAGATGGCGAAGGCTTTTGGTTTATCACCTGAGGAATACGCCAAATATAAGGATAAATAAGGAGAATTAATTATGGCGGCACCTGCTTATACATGGAAGTTCGTCTATGATTTATGGGGAGATCGCATCCCTAAAATAATTACAATGGAGGCAACAACCGACCTGGAAACTAAGGTTGGTACATTGCTATTTATGACCGGCGGACAGCTGGACAATTGCACTGACGGTACTGGAACAATGATTGGCTTGGCGGCTGAGGCAACAAGCGCGGCTGCTACTGCGGCAGACCCAATCCGAGTTGAGTTAATAGCGCCTGGAATGGTTATTCGTGGTACTGCTACTGCGGATGCGTCGGCTTTGACCGGATTCGCGAGTAAATCGCAGGATATCAATTCAGATCAAAGATTGGACATTGCCGACCAGACCGGCGGCTTTTTATCTGTTTATCGGGTAAACAATTCTGCTGGCACTGAAGTTGATTGCGTTGTTACAGAATTTGACCTCGGGCCTAGCGCATAAAGGAGAATGAATTATGGGTACACCAATGAATAGTTTAGAGTGGCCTCGCTTCGTATTGCCGATTGTACGGCGAGAATGGTATTTGAAGTTGAGATCGGTACAATCCCCACTAATGCCTTATTTTGGTACTGAGACATCTAGTTCATCTGTGGAATATTCACAGGGAATTGGAGCGTTTGGCCTGGTATCAGAATATAACTCTGCTGACGAAGAGGGCGCACCTGGAGCTATTGAATATGATAGTTTCAACAGCTTATACGAAACCACATTTACGCACAAGGAATACGCTAAGGGCGTAGCGATTGAGCGTAAATTGTGGGACGATGACAAGAAAGGCTTAATCAGACGCAAGGCGCAGACTTTAGGATTTGCGTTCGGCGCTACCGTTGCAACGCACATGTCAAGCGTGTTGAATAATGCGTTCTCTGCCAGCTATGTTGGCGGCGATGCTGTCGCGTTATGCTCTGCTTCGCATCCGCTAAATTCGGTTGATGCTAATGTTTGGAGTAATGCGGGTTCTACTGCTCTATCTTACGATGCTGTGGTAGCGACTTTGATTGCCGGACAAGATTTGGATGATGATCGCAGTAATCCTCTACCGGTCGTATACGATACGCTTTACGTTCCTACCGCATTACAAGCGATTGCATACGAGATCACTAATGCGCTGGCAAAACCTGGAACTGCTGACAACGACGCTAATTTCTTGAATGCGCAAGGTTTGCAGGTTGTAGTCGATCCTTATCTGAGCGATGCTAACAACTGGTTTATGCTCAGCAAGCAAATGGCGAATACGCATTTACTGTGGTTCTGGCGTGTAATGCCCGAGATCGCATTAGACCCAGCGAGTGATTACAATTTAGTTGCTAAGTATCGTGGATACATGCGGTACAGTTTTGGATGGGATGATAGTAGGTGGATCTATGGTCATGAGGTTGCATAGTATAATTAATAAGACATGAATTACAAGACGTGTTTTACCTGCGGAAAATCTTTACCCGCTACTCCTGAGTACTTTAATAGAGATAGCCAAAAGAGTGATGGCTTTCGACCCTCTTGCAAAGAGTGTAGAAGCGCAAAACGCAAAGAGCGATATGCTAACGATGAAGAATTACGAATTAATAATCGTAAGCGTGCGGCTGAATGGGTAGCGGGTAATTTGGAACGTCATAAGACTAACGGGCGTCAGAATTATTTGAAAAACAGAGAGCGGCGTATTGAATACGCTAGACGATGGTGTAAAGATAATCCGGAGAAATACAGCGAGAATATCAAAAGGCGCTGGCTAAGAGAAAAGTATGACCCCGTTGCGATACAGAAACGCAATGCTAGGACAAGAAATAGGCGTGCTAGAATAAAAGGCAATGGTGGCTCCCATACAGCCGATGATATTCAGGAGCGGATAGAGGAACAAGGTTATATGTGCTTTTATTGTAGCTATCCTCTTGAAGATGATTATCATGTAGATCATTACTACCCTTTATCAAAAGGTGGCTCTAATGGTGCAGAAAACATTGTTATAGCTTGTCCGTCTTGTAACAAGTCTAAAAGCGACAAAGACCCACATGAGTTTATGTCGCTTATTGGTAAAAATTTATATAGCAATATCGAATTGGTGACGTAGAAATACTAACCCAATACGATATGGAGGTAAAATGATATGACTACTCATCAAGATATGGAGGTAAAATGATATGACTACCCACCAAGATATGTTGTTTCATCTCGGCGGATTGCCTGTAATGGCTGGCATTCCATTCTCGGCGAACGCTAAATACTACTATGTTGACCCTGCTAACGGCTCTGATAGC